CTTTTTATCTATGATGATTTTACTAGATGTAAAATAATGGATATTAAAAAAGGTACATACGGAAAAATAAGAAAAGGATATAAGCAGATTATGGAAATGTTTTATGATTTAGAACAAGAATCTTTAGCCAAAATAGGTAATACATGAAAGCACACCAAAGAATTATAAGAGAAAAAAAAGCCATTGAAGATAAAAACGATATTTTTGAAAAATGGTGGCAAGATATTGATTGCTCTAAAGATAACGCAGTTATAAAAGAAATAGATAGAAAAACTGCTTTACCTATAATATTAGATTATGAGTGGCTAGGTACTTTGCCTGTAAATTACAAGAGATTTTGTGGCTTATATTTTAATAATGTCTTGTCAGGGGTTATTTGCTTTGTAGAAGTAAAGTTTGGTGGAAAATTTACTTTATGGAATTATCCTGCTGTATGCTTGGGGAGAGGAGCTTGTACTCATTGGTGTCCTAATTGGTGTTCTTCTTATTTAATACAAAATGGCTTGAAACTTCTTTACTCAAAAGATGAGCCAAAATATGTTGTTGCTTTTAGCGATTGGGGGGCAGGAGAACTTGGAACAATATATCAAGCTTGTAATTGGGTTTATCTAGGACATAAAAAAACTAAAGAATGGGTTGATAAAAATAATAAAAGATATGATATTAATACACCCTCAGTTAGAGCAGTAAGTGGATTTGCTAGGAGAAATAATAAAAAATTAAAAGCGACAAAAGAACAAAGAGAAGAACAAAAGAAAAAAATGATAAAAAATGGTTATAAAATTGTTGATGGAATTGTTCGTGGGAAATATGCAACAGTTGTTGGTAAAAAAAATAAAATGTATAGAAAAATGAAAAAGCTTTTAATAAAAAATTCTAAAAACTATGTTAAAAGAAATTACGCAGGGCAGGTATCAAGAGAGATACGCAATATTTCCAATATTGAGGGGGAGTGCAATTCTCTAGCCCTGCACACAAAAATAGGTAATACATGAAAAAGAATTACTATTGTTATAGAGCCACAGATAACGATGACTAACGAGATAGGCAATACATGAAAATATTAATAGCTTGTGAATATTCTGGAATTGTTAGAGATGCTTTCACTAGAAAAGGACACGATGCTATGTCTTGCGATATTCTTCCAACAGAATCTGAGGGTAAGCATTATCAAGGTGATATCTTTGATGTGCTTTATGATGATTGGGATATGATGATTGCTCACCCACCTTGTACTCATCTTGCTGTGAGTGGGGCCAGGTGGTTTACTGAGGGTAAAAAACCTTGGTCATTGCAAGTAGAAGCATTAGATTTTGTTAGAAAATTATTAGATGCCCCTATTAATAAAATAGCTTTAGAAAACCCTGTAAGTGTTATCTCTACTAAAATAAGAAAACCAAATCAGATTATACAACCATTTGAATATGGACATAATGTGTCTAAAAAGACTTGTTTATGGTTAAAAAATTTACCTAATTTAAAATCAACTAAAATTGTAAAGCCAGATTTAGTTATTTTTAGCAATGGTAAGAAGATGAGTAGGACTTTCTATGAATCCTTTAAACTGCCACCAAAAGAAAGAAGCAAAGTAAGAAGTAAATTTTATAAAGGCATAGCAGAAGCTATGGCAGAACAATGGGGAAATGAATGAAAAAGAATTACTATGTGTATCGTTGCACAGTTGTTTTTAGTGGATCAGTTGGAGCAACATCAGAAGAAGAAGCAATAGATAAGGTTGTTAAGGAATCAGAAAAATATCCTGAACAAGTAAGTTTTAAACCTGGAGATATAAAAGTTAGAAAATTACAGAAAAAACCTGAAAAGGGTTTATATCACGATTCTAAGTACGATTGGTAAGAAATTGGACTCCATACATACCCCTAGAAGCCACGTTTATTAGTCTTGGCATACTTACCTACCACCCCTAATGCTTAACAATATTCTTATTATCTTCTTGCTCGTTAGGATTGATTTGGTTATTTTCTTCATCTACATCTGCTAGATTTTGCAATTTAGGTTGTAAGTTAGGAATTGTCTTAACTAAATCTTTTAATTCAGCGATTAATTCATCATCTGATTTCTGATGAGTGTTATCTACATTTAAATTTATAGTTTGTGATGAGAAGTTTCCCAGTTCTAAAATCAATTTTGCAGTATTTAATTTAACTGCGTCTTGATCTGAATGTAATAAATCTTGTAATACAGATATAGCCATACCTGATGTTGAGGTTATTCTCTCCTCATTCTTTTCTCTTATCTCTTTTGTATATTTCTTTTTAAGATATGATCCTTGCTGTCTTGGAGATTTATCTTTATCCCACCCAGCTTTAATAGCCGATTGAGTTGCATTACCAGCAGTATCTCCCTCGCAAAAGGCTTCTATAAATGCTTGTTCTTTTTCTTTATTTATTTTTTTTGGCATAATTTTCTCTTTGTTAGATTGAATTGGCTTTTTTAAAACTTATACATCTGTGATTGGTTTATCTCTTTTTAAATTTTTTTTAGCTTTATCAACAATTAGACTTCCATCTAACCATTTTCCAACTATTACTCCTATATCTTTATCAGGTGTATAACTTATAAGCAAATTTTGTCTTTCGATTATCCATTTTTTATCTAAAACTAAGCTACCATCAATATCTGTGCTTTCTTCATCACCTGATACATGAGATACGATTGTTATAGTTTTATCATTTTCCTCTACAACAAAACCAACAGATACACAATCTGCTAGTTCTGATTTTAAATCAGTAATATCTGTCCACCCATCTGTAGGTGTAATAGCATCTTCCCAATGTAATAAAACTAACTTTGCTTTCATTTGTATTTAAAAATATATTTACTCCATAAATAACTTCTTGCAATACTTATCGCTGTAAAGATTAACGAGAAATGTAACATTTTCCAAAATGGAATAATAATTCCATATAAAGGAAAAATATACATTTGTATTAATAAAGATATAATTAAACCACTCCCTATGTCTAATGTTCTATGTATTAAATGTCTTAAGTTGGTCATTTTTTCTTTCTTAAAAACTTTAAGTAATCTGCTCCTTCTTCGACTTCCCAAAATATCTTAATAAAATCAGGGTGTGTGTCAGGAAGCTGTGTGTTAAATACTGCTACTGCACAAGGCGACATCATTTTATTGGGTAAGTTTAACATCTTGGCATAGTTATCATATTTTTTATATGAGCCAACTTGAACACAATGCATTGTTATATCTGAATTTGCATCTTTAATAGGCATATATCCACTAACATGAGTATGTCCTGCCATAAGTAAATGATCTCTTGAATTAAATATTGCGTGTCTTATTATCCCATGTGCTGTGTTATAGATTGAATGTCCTCTGAAATTATGAGAACAATTTACTCTTACATTATGTTTGGGTAGTTTTAATTTAACTCTTATATTATGTGGTGCGTATGTAGTCTTTAAAGGTTTACATATCCATTTAACAGGGTCGCCTTCTCCACTCCACATATCATGGTTTCCAGCTACTATAAATAACCAGTTAGTATAATTAATTAACCACTCAGTTAATTGCCAACCTTGTTCTGCTGATGTAGTTTGTTCTGCCCATAATCCTGCAAGTTTAGTTCTTCTTGCCCAATTATTTTGTAAATCACCTACATTACAAGCATACATTCCATCAGTTTTATTTGTTATATCTAAGTGCTTTATAACACTAGGCATATCGCAACCATCATCATCAATGTGAGGGTCGCCCATAATATAAAGTCCAATGGGTTTTGCATCTTTTATTCTTATGTTTAAAAATTCTTCGTTATTTTCTCTTTTCTCTTTTCGATTAAAAACATCAACTCTTTGTTTAACTAAATCTTCTGTTGATATTTCTTCATCATAGAATTTGTTTTCTACTTCAAATCTTTTCATTACTTTAGGGGAGTTTGTTTTTCTTCCACAATCTCTACATTGATATCTTTGTGGACTTCCGACTATGTGTGTATCTTTTCCTCTTTTAATAATATGGGTAGAGCCACACTTAGGACAAGCTAACATATTGCCATCATCATCTAATTGAAGAATATCTATTTTAGAGAAGTTTCCACCATTATTGTGAATTGCCATTCTTTTCTTCTTCCTTGATAAGACATTCCAAATACCAACGAGCTTTCTTTAAATCAGACAAAGCAGTACCTTTATATGGATATCTTGTAACATACTTAATGATGTTTCCTCGAACATAGTCCATCTCCCATGAACGAATATAATCTATCGTTTCTATCCCTTTCGTGTAATGGTCAGGGTGATTGATTATGTCTTTCTTGTCTTTGCTCATCTATTTTATCTAGTATTTCGTTCCAACCTATAGGGTTGTCATTTAAAAACTTAATACCACCATACAAGTAATCCCAGCGATTTTCAAGTTTTCCCTTGATACTCACTCTTGCGTTTGGGTTTATAGAATAGATAGCATGGATTATTTCCATCTCTCTTTTTGAATAAGCTACATTAGTACACATAGCTTCAAACTCCTGGCTATGAATTTATTAATAAATAAATAATTAAGCCGATTGTTAATAACTCGAGAATACTAATCTCAGGTCTTAGGTACTTAGTTTTTATTCTATAAAAAAACCAAGAAAAAAATTCAGGTTTATAGTGCATTAACAAAACAACAAATATTGTTGATAGTAATGCTTCTAAATAAGTCATTGAAGTGGATTATCTGACCTAGCTTTTATCTCAACTACTTGAGATTTAAGGACAGCAATCTCAGCTTTATTAATAGCTATACTTTGTTCTAGTGGTTTTATATTAGGTGCAGACCTTGCTTCAACCACATCTAATCTATTCATTATTTTACCGACAGTAACCATCATACCACCTAATGTGATGACTAATCCAATTATGCCTAGTATACTTTTAATATCCACGAATACTCCTTAAATGTTCTTGTGCTCTTATTCTATTATCTACAGCTTCCTGTACATTTCTTTGATATGTCGCCACAGGGTCGTTATAGTTGTTTTGATTTTCAGCATATATATTTCTAGTATCAATATATTCTCTTGTTTCATAATAATCTCCCCCATCTATAATGGGTTGGTTATTAAATATATCTTGGTTTATATTATTGTAACTGTCAAGAATCTTATTGTTATTCATAGCTTTAGCTACAATTAATGAGGTAGCTATAAGTCTTTGATCTACTCTTTTTACAGCTTGATTTACTCTTTTTTCTATATTCTCTATTGAAATAGTTTGAGTAGATACTCTAGTATCTTCTTCATTCCTGCCTTCTTCCACCGATTCACTTCTGCTTTCGATACTTTCTTCTCCTGAATCAGCGACTTCAGTTCCTTCATCTCCTGATCCACTATCGCTTGTTTCTCCAGCTCCCTCGCTTTCCTGTTCTGAGCTAGTAGCGACTTCAGTTCTTTCTTCTTCTTCGTTAGTGATGGTTTCATCTTCTACTTCTTCAGTAGCAACTGTATTTTCTCCTTCAGATTCTTCAGGAACATTGTTATTTTCTCTAACAGGTTCTTCTTCTGAGCTTGATATTTCTGCGACAGACTCTCCATTAGTTCCTCTTTCGTTTTCTCTTGGTGAATTTCCATTTGCTGTTCTGCCAACTTCTTCTGTTGATTCTGCTTCAACAACTTCTTCTCTTGTATTGTTTGGCTCAATCGTTGTGCTAGATTCAAAGGTTTCTTCGATGGTCTGCCCAACTTCTGCTGTTTCAATAATTCCTTCTTCAATTTCGATTTCTGTTGTGAATGTTTCGAGGGCCGTTGGTTCTTCATATAATACCTCTATTGTTTCTACAGGTTCAAAAAATATATTTACAATACCTGTATTAATTTCCTCTACTGCTATTTCCTCAAAATATAGTTCTTCAAATAATTGTACCACCATTTCAGGTTCTTCAAAAACTTCAAAGACAAATTCTTCTAGTGGTATAAATTCTACTGTTTCTATTTCATTAGTTAATGTTTCTTCTATTTCCTCAAATGCTGTGGCTATAATTGCTGTTTGAGTAGCAGACAATACCTCATCATCATAAGTCATAGTAACTGATATATTATCTAAGTTAGGGCCACCCAAAGTAGCAGGAGCATTAGCATCAGACCCACTAACAAGAAGATTTCCAATGTTAGAGCCAGTACCTGTATACGAGATACTATCTTCAAAATCTTTGCCATTAATTCCTGTAACATTTGTTCTCTCCTGTGTAGTAGTAGCTAGTACATTGCTATCTGAATCTCTAATTTGTAATCGGATAGTAAAGCTATCAGCTCCACCTGACCCACCCCAACAACCTGATACACTACATTCTCCATTTTGTACTTGAATACTAGAGTTTAAAGTAATGCCATTATTAAGCATAGGTTGGGTTATAGTGTTTGATGTAAGATCAAATGATTGTTCAATACTTCCACTATTTCCAAATTCATAGTCATATGATGAGCCACAACAATCTGAAATAACTGTTCCATTTCCAATTTGTGTCCAACTATTAGCATTTCCATTTTCAAATGTACCATTAGTAATTAAATTGCCAGTAGTCTGACTTTCAGCAAATAATGTTATTGGTAATAGAAAAATAATTGGTATTAATTTATTCATTCCAGGTCATGCTCGGTTTAGTTGTTTGATTTCTTAAATTTCCTTTTCTTTTTTCAATCCATCTAGCTTTAGCTTTCTCACCAATTAATCCATCAATAGGGCAAGGAGTTCCTGCCATCATCATAGCTTCCCACACATTTTCATCTTGACACATTAAAGATATTGCTGCGACTTTCATACCTAGTTTAGATAATACTGCAACTGATTTTCTTCTCTCACATTGAGGGTCTACATAATAACTTCCAAATGTGCCACTAAATCCTATAACTGTAACACCTGCTGCTAAAGGAATAACACAACTATCCTGCCCATATACACTCATAGCAGGAGCTGATGAGCTGTTTACGGCAGTTTTTTGATTGGTAGTGTTGTTTGTTGTATTCGTTGTATCTGTATTGGAAGATGAGCCTGATTGATATGTTGTTGATGACTCATATCCACCTGTGATTGCTGTATTACTTCCAGCATTATTTGTTTGAGAGTTAGTTGTACTCCCTGATGAGGTTACATCTGCCATAGCATCTACCATTCCCAACACTAAAATTAGTGCTAAGAGTAGCCACATCGCTTCTTTTACTATTTTCCATTTCATTTTCTTGTAAGTGATCCACCAAAATATAATCCTATAATTGAAAAAATTGTGTGTGATTGTAAGCTAGTTATAAAAATCCCTGTTCCTTCTTTCCATACTGTTGTTTCATAAGATGAGCCAAAAATCCACCAACCTGAATCTACCTCAGTAGTTACTTGATAGATAACATTAATATCAGTAAAGATAGGTGCAACGATTGGTACTACAATAATTGAAAATACGCACATTAAAGCTATCCATCTTCTTGTATGTTTAGTATGAGGGTCAGTTACTTTTCTTGCTTTATCTGTTTGTCTAGCTGCAAATTTTGCTCGTTCCATTAATGCCTTTTCTCTATCAGCTTCAGCTTGAGCTTTCTGTGCCATAATACTCATAGCTCCACCAAGTAAGGTTGAGCCAAGCATACTAATTAGTTCCATTGGTATCATTTTATTTTCCTCAATTTAATATCTTGAAATTGTCTGAGTCTAACTAATACTTCTTTAACATTATCAGTTAATATGCCTTTATTTTGTTGGTCTTTAATATACTTTTGTATTTGTGGTATGGTCATTGTTTGCATTTGATCTGCTAAATATTCTGCTCTTTTATTTATACTTAAAGATTTAACCCTAGCATCAGTAGAAGTAAGACCCATTTTTTTATTCTTAATTCTTTTAGTTATTCCTTTAATAACTTGTTCGTTCATGTTTTCAGGGTTTTTTAATACCTCATCTGCTAATATTTTTCTTCTTTCATTTGGTTTAGCATCTTCCATTCTTTTAAAAATGTCATAAGCTAATCTTCCATTTCTAGCTTTTTCAGTATTATCTTCTTTTTGTATTTGTTCTATTTCAGAAAACTTACCTGCTCTTGCAGCAAACACTTCATCATAACTTTCTCCATAAAATCTTCTAAGAATAGGTATATCTCTTGGAGATGGAGCTTGACCATTATAAATTTTGCTAGTTACATTAAGTATTCTTTGTAAAAATTGTCCAGGGCCACCAAAATATGTTGCTGCTAAATATTTTAAACTTTCAGGACTAACTTCATAACCTAAATTTTTAGCAGTATCAGCTAAATTCATAGCCATTTCACCACCATAAGTTTGTGCTGTCCAAGGAAATACTTTTTCTGAACTGTGTATATTTCTAGTTTCTAACCATTCAGGTCTAATGGCTCTACCTAACCCATCTTCGTTAGCTGTTAACTCAGTATAAGGTCTTGCAGGTGTAGGAACTAGACTTCCACCAAAAGGACTTAAAGTGTCAAAAAATTCTTTTCCTATTTCTTTTGCTACAGCTCCTGGCTCTTGGTTAAGGTCTTGCCTAATAGCTTGTTGTACTTTATCCATAGAAACTTTAAGAGGAACTAAGGCATAACCTATAGGTAAAGATACATAATTTAATTCACCATCTTCATTTTCACCTGTAATAAATACTAAATTTCTATTAGTAACCCAATTACTTCCATTTGTAGACTTTAATTTTTCTCTCCATTCAGGATCTTGATAAGTATTATAATAATCAATAGCTCCTGTTATAGCCATTAAACCACCTAATGTTTTAGCTACATTCTCTCTAGTTTTAAATACATTTTTAAATAATACTTTGTTAGCCTGTATAGCAGGGTTAGCAAATAAATAACCTGCTCTTATAAGACCTACTTGTTTACCACCTAATGTTGGATCAAAAGATGAGTTTCTTGCAGCTAATGCAGCTTTATCAGAACTAAATCCTTGGTTTTTCATCATTCTAAATACACCAAATCTTGTTCCATCTTCAAACATTTTGTTAAAATTATTAACAAGGTCATCAACTTTATCTATTTTTTGTTTCATAGATGCTGAAAAGAATGTTCCATCTTTAGTCATGTCAGCTAATCTAGCTACTTTATCTTCTACTTGTTGTACTGTAGATAAACCATATCCACCAACAGCTCCACCACTTTGTTTAAAATCTTTATATTCTTCAAAAAGTTTTATTTCTGCTGGAGTTTCTGCTTTTGCTTTTTTCATTTCTATTTTGTAAACAGTTTTCATATCTGTTCCTATATTTTTAGGATTTAACAACTGTACTGCTTGTCTGCTTACTGGACTTTTAAAACCTAATTTAGTCATACTATTTACAAAGGCTTCAGTTCTATCTCTAGTTAAGTTGGGTATCATAAATTCAGGACTATATCTTGTATACAAACTACCAAGTTTTCTGTTTATCCAAGTAGCTCCATTAAAAATAGCTTTAACATATTCATTCATTTCTTGTTTAGGTCTGCCTTTAAATGCTTCTGCTAAAGTTTTATCTTTAAAATCAATTAATGTTTTTTGACCATCTTCAAACACACTTAAAGTTGTATCGCTAGGTTTTACATT